ATGAGCAAAATGAAGCAATCAATCAAGATCCTAAGAACAAACAGTTGATCAGTGTTCTTCCAAATGAAAAGGTAAAGAAGCAAGGTCCCGTCTACAGATGGAGAGATCTACCAGCATCCACAAAAGAATTGAAATGTATGCCTGTTGAGTGGATTCCTGACAAGAGAGAGCAAGTTCTTAGAAAATTCACAATTACCTGCACTTTTGATGATCCTGCATTGGGATGTGATTATGGACCCAGATCTCCATTTACACAATTACCAGATGTGGTAACTGAAGATCCTGGTAGTGGGGGAGATCCTGCTGATCCTGGTTATGTGGCTCCCTCCACATCCACCTTTACACCACCTCTGGGTTGCGGACAACCATGTTGTCCTCCACAACCAAATGAGCAAATGACATGGGAGTATACTAAATATTTCGTAAATCATTTTAGCAATACTTCTGAGAGATGGGGAAATATTATCAAAACGTATAATCAACACCCATCAAACGCAAACTGGTCATTCTTGTAAATTATGGGATACAAACCAATCGGAGTACCATCTGGATTTTGTTCTGGACATGGAATTTTGTTACCAGCATTCATTCACCCGAAAGTTGGTGCACCTATTCCTGTACCAATGATTACCAAGAACGCATCTTGTGCATGGTTGCCGATTAGTACAACTCCTGTGGTTCCAATCAAAGGGAAAGTTTTGATCGAAAAGCAACCACCTCTTGTTCAAGGTGATGTTTTGATCCCACACCCAGCAATCGGCACAAACCTCGTTAAAATCCCCTGTAAGAATGGTCTATGCCCTGTTCCGTTTGGGTGTCAGGTCTTGTCAATTGAAGACATTGTAGGGGCAGGAACAGGGCATGTACGAGTGGTTACACCATGGGCAATCCCAATGGCAGGTGGACCACCTACAGTCCTTGTCACTGGCATTCCCATTGCTAGGGTTGGAGATGCTCTAGGTACAGGTGTTCCTGGTAAGGCACCATGTTTGTCCAGAATTGCAACTGGTACATGGACTGTCTTTACCTGCTAAATTATGCTATAATATCAGCAGTTCACAAGTCAAACTATGGCAGCACGTTCAAAGTCTATTAGTGGTGGTAAACTCATTGAGTCCAAGCCCAAGAATACTCGACAGGGATGTGGGCAGCATACCAAGTATGCAGCAACCAGTCGTAACAAAGCCAGGAAACGTTATCGTGGTCAAGGCAAATAATTTACACCCACTCCGAAAGGGGTGGGTTTTTTACTATAAATAAAAAGACGGGATAGCAACCCCTCAAAAAGTTCTATAAAAACGTACTTTTGGAGGAAAATGGCAAATCATCCTATCCCCGATCAAGGTAATGCATTTATTGAATCTGGTATGACACTTATCACTGATCCCCGCAGTGATAAATATCTTAACATGGCAAGGAAAAATAAGAAAAATCCTCCTAAAGATAGAATGAGCAAATGGTGTGGGGGTAAAAACGGATTTGACGATTACGTTGAAAGATTCTAATGGCAATCACAGGAAAAGTTAACGATATTTCTAGGGCATTCAGGGATGTAAAACTTTCATTCCTGAAAAACCCTGCTACAGGAGATGTCACTCAAGTAAAAGATGCAGTGGCAATTCGTGATGCTGTTAAAAATATTGTGTTGACTAGATTTGGAGAAAGACCCTTCAATGAATCATTTGGATCTCAAGTAAATAATCTACTGTTTGAAAACGCAGACGAATTTTTAGGTGATGTCCTCTCTCAAGAGATTGAGACTGCGATCAGGAACTTTGAACCTAGAGTAATCCCTGTAAGGACAGATATATATTTACTGGAAGACAATAATGAAATTGAAGTTGAGATTGAGTTCCAAATTATCGGGCAACCACTAACTCAAACAGTGACATTTCTACTAGAAAGGTAAAAAATGGCAACCAGACCCTCAAATTTAACGACTCTTGATTTTGAAGAAATCAAAGAGTCTATCAAGTCTTACCTTAGAACTAGGTCGGAGTTTACTGACTACGATTTTGAGGGATCTACTCTGTCGTATTTGCTGGATATTCTAGCATACAACACTTACTACACCGCATTTAATGCAAACCTTGCGGTCAATGAACTATTTTTGTCTACATCTACGATTAGAGACAATGTAGTCAACATTCTTAAGTATTTCAACTACGTTCCAGATTCTATTAGTGCATCTAGAGCAGTTGTTACCATTTCAATGATTATTCCAAACACTGAAGATGGTGAATTTCCTAATAGTGTCACTTTAAAAGCAGGTTCAGTTCTTGCAAGTAGGATTGATAACGAATCTTTCCTATTTTCAATCGTTGAAGATGTCACTATTCCAGTTAACTCAGTTACAGGAAGAGCAACCTGGAATAATCTGACAGTATTTGAAGGACAACTTCTAAAATACGAATATGTCGTTGATAAGACTGATTCAACTCAGAGATTTGTCGTCCCTAACGAAAATGTTGATATTTCAACATTGAAAGTGTACGTTAGACAGTCTGAAAACACAACGATCAGAAATAACTACGTTAAAGCATCAACAATCATCGATCTTGACGAAAAAGATCGAGTTTACTTCCTACAAGAAGTTGAAGACCTTAGATATGAGGTATATTTTGGTGATGGTGTGTTTGGCAGGGAAACATCTGATGGAGAAGTCATTGAACTTGACTATATCCAGACTCAAGGTGCTGCTGCTAACAATGCGGGGACGTTCTCATTCACTGGAACTGTAATTGACTCTAGTGGTAGAGATATTACCTCAGAAGCAACAATTACAGTGGTCTCTAAGTCTTCTGGTGGAGTTCCTGCTGAGAGTTTGGAGAAGATTAAGTTCAAAGCACCTAGAGAGTTCTCCACTCAAAATAGAGCAGTAACTGCAAAAGACTTTGAGAGCATTTTACGTGCAATTTATGCGGATACTGATGATGTTATTGCATATGGTGGTGAAGAACTAGATCCACCTCAGTATGGTAAGGTCTTTTTGGCAGTTAAGACAAAAACGGGTCTAAACATTGACACAAACACAAAGAGAAATCTTGTTAGATCACTAAAAGATTACACTATTGCATCAATCATCCCTGAAGTTGTTGATGCGAAGGTTCTGGAGATTGAATTGAGATCTACAGCATATTATGACATCAATAGTACAAATCTATCTCCAAACGAAATTAAGAATTACGTTGAAACTGCTATCAACAACTATTCAACCAGTGAATCGGTTAAGAAGTTTGACGGTAAGTTCAAATATTCCAAGATTCAATCTGCTATTGATAATGCCCATCCATCAATCACTTCTAACATCACGAAACTGAGAATTCGTAAGTGTGTTACCCCTAATAATGATGGTGCTGGCAATGGAGTTCCTTCTTCATATTGTATCGATTTCCACCAACCTATTAACAATGAGTGTCATGGCATTTCATCCTTGGCATCATCAGGATTTACAACAGCAGAGTATGGTGCTGACACCCTGGTTTACCTAGATGAAGATGGAATGGGTAATGTCAGAATTTACAAATTGGAAGAGTCTGAAAAAGTTTATTTAAACAATACAGCAGGTAAAATCAATTATACCACTGGAGTTGTGGACATAAATACCATCACTGTGTTAACGACAGATCTACCTAATGTTATTAAGATATCCGTCATTCCAAATTCGTATGATGTGATTTCAAAATTTGACGTTTATTTGTCGATTAACGGGTCTGAGTGTGGTATTGCACCAGTCATTAACGTTGTTCCTGATATTGATGGAATTGATAGAGATTCTACAACAACTAACAACTCAGAACCTGCAGACTTCAAGTCTGGTTCTGGAACTGGTGATGGTTCTGGAACTGGTGGTGGTGGAAATGAAAATAATGTTGGTACAGGTGCTACAGGTGGTGGAACTACAGGATCACTCACCAACTTTACAGGTGGTGGAACTACTGGAAATGTCACCACAGGTGGACCAACTGATGATAACCTAGATATTACTGATGGAGATGCAGATGCTCCAGAGTGCTTCTAATAAACTAACTGAAAGACAAAAAAAGAGATGCCAAAGAACATTGCCATATCAGATCGTATTGCAGGACAATTTCCTGCATTTATTAGGCAGGACTATCCAACTTTTGTAGAATTTGTTCGTGGGTACTATGAGTCACAGGAACGTAGTGGTTATCCTGTTGACATCCTCAATAATATCACAAAATATTTTGATGTAGACACTTATCGTGCAAGTAGCATCACGTCTTGCACAAAGTTGACAACTAATGTTCTTAAAGCAGACTCTATTGTTGAAGTTGAGACTACAGAGGGTTATAAAGATGTTGATGGTCTAGTTTTAGTTGATGGGGAAATTATCTCCTATCAAAAAAGAACTGAATCACCAAAAGCAATTTTCACTACTGGCATCTCCGAGGTAGAAGTTGATAGAAAGTCAATTGATCTAGATACTCTATTCTTTGAATATGATGGAGTCACTAGACTTTTCGATCTCAATTATCTTGGTGCGCCTACTTTTATCACCAATGTCAATGAACTGGTGGTTGAGGTTTTTGGTGATATTTTAGAGCCTGGAACAGATTATGTTATCCTCAA